GTTCATTGGATGCGCTGTATTTCGCGAGGGCCTACATTGAGGTCATTGCGGACAGTGTACCCAAGTTCTTTACTCTCCCTATGGAGGATCAGTTAGTTTTCTACCGGCAAGCATCAGATTGGCCGCAGCCGAGGTTCACAAAGTACGCAAAGTTCTGTACTGCATGGCCCATGGCGCGATTTCTGAACAACCCATTACCAGAGAAGCCGGAGGGATTCGAAGGGAATCCCTTGTTCTCTGGTCGAGTCAAGCGTATACTAAAGTCACGTATTGTCTCCAAGTCAAACCGGAATGCTCGTCTCTTCTTTGGAATACTCCAGGGAGTAAAGAGAGGGTGTGCTCCAGTTTCTGAGGACTTTGTCCAACAGAATCTTGAGAAGCACCGGGCTGCGCTGTCTGCACAACCGCGTGGTCAAGCACCGGATCCGGACTACCTCGCACGCTACCAGGAAGTATTCAGCAAGTTCGAGTATCCACGAGAGCGGCTCTTAGAGCCCTCTGTGGCTGCCTCGTTTCAGGCTAAACGCTCCGAGGGAGGTGCTCGAGAGTTCATTCGGAAAGAACAAGGTGAGGGACTCATCAAGATGTATGAGTTCCGCCCGGGAGAGGTGAAGGAGGTGAAGGGACACATTGGCCCTTCCTTCGAAGAAGCTGTTCTCAGAGCCAGTGAGGCATCACGTAAAGTGATGGTCTCTGCTGTTCTGGAACCTCTGAAGGTTCGATTGATTACCAAGGGCGATTCTTATCGCTACTGGATCTCTCGATACTATCAGAAAGCTCTTTGGAAACATCTTCAAACCTTTCCCCAGTTTGTTCTGACCGGACGACCACTAGAGTCTGGAGACTTGATCGATCTCAAAGCTCGGGAAGCCCGATTGGGTCTGGAATTTCCATCGTGGGTGAGCGGCGATTACTCTGCCGCCACTGACGCTCTGGATATCCGACACACAAAGGCTGCCTTTGAAGCCTCGCTTCGGATAGGTCTGTTCGAAGCACGTCCTGAAGTGATGGACGTCCTCCGCTCTGTGCTTTATGAGCAAGAGGTACACTATCCTTCGAAAAGTGGTCTAAAGCCCGTGTCGCAGACAACGGGGCAGTTGATGGGAAGTACACTTTCATTTCCCATACTCTGCGTGGTTAATCTGGTGTCCTATTGGAGGGCACTCGAGACTTACCTAGACCGTGAGATCGATATACATGACTTGCCTGTGCTCATAAACGGGGATGACATCCTGTTCAGAGCAAACGCAGATCTTTACGACTTGTGGCAGATGGAGGTGAAGAATGTCGGGTTCGAACTCTCACTTGGGAAGAATTACATCCATGATAAGTTTCTGACTGTGAACTCACAGTTATATTCTGATAATGGAAGTGATCTCGTCCACTTGGGTGTGATGAACTCCGGACTTCTTATGGGACAGTCTAAAATCACGGGAAGACAGGGAGCGAAGATAGCTCCGTTGTGGGACTACTATAATGAATGCGTTCATCAGTCTGTGAATCCTTTGCGGACACACAAACGCTTCATGCACTATCATCGTAGAACCATCGAACGACTCACCCTCAAGGGACAGTATAATCTGTTCCTGCCCTTCGAGAGGGGTGGTCTCGGGTTTATCCCCCCTGAGGGGTTTCAACCAAAGATCACGTCGTTCCAACGTCGTTTCGCCACTTACCTCGAAAAGAAGTTCGTGGACGACCCGTCGGTGATCAATAAGATCGCCCTTGTCTCGGAAAAGAATTCGAGCAAATTTGTCCTTTACCATGAGCCAACTTGGGTTGTGGGTCCAAAGATCGGACCCCTGCCGGAAGGAGTTGTTGAAGCAGAAACACGAGAGGTTTCACTACCACCACTCGCACTAGAAGGTGAAGACACAGAACGCCAGGAACTCCGGGTCCGCTTACCGCGACCCAGGACGATCCGGGAATTCCGTGTCGGAACCTTTAGGCGAATGGGGGGAGCGATCCGCTCGTTCATCTGGAGGCCACTCGAACAGAGATTCTCTCGCTACGAGGGTGAGGACCAGTTAGAGCACATTGCCCGCATTTCCAGAATGGATAATGTCGGTCAAGAGCCCTGGACAGGTCCCTACCTCGAGGAGTAGAGTCAGGTAGTCCAAGTGTTAAGTATCCAAAACGGTATAATTCCGTACTAAGGTGTCTTCGGACATCGGAATGTCGACAGACTGCACGGATACACGCAGTGATTCTTTCTTCTAGTCAAGTTGAGGCAAATATCGCCACAAGCTATGAGCTAAAGTAAGTCGATGAACAGACCCTTCTTCGATTAGAGAAAGGAAAGAACAAAGTTCACATATGGATGTACAGTCGCTCCGAGTTGTTCCGGAGGCCACGTACCTACAAATGAATAACAACAACAACAA